TCACCACCCTCTGCGGTTATCCATTGGAAGCTCATCTGATTTACATCGCCACGTTCCATAAGAGAGAGTAAATCTCTTGCATAAGTTGTATCGGGTGGGGTGATAGATACCTTTAGACCTTTATCATCCTGTTCTAAGGTGAGGGTATCATTCTTGGTTCTTCCTAGAACCATATTATCATCGTGATTAAACAATGCCCTTACATCATCCCCTAATACATTTGAGAAGAAACCGGGGTCTATTTTTTCCCTGAAGCCCCCCAGATCATCAGACAACTTATTAAACACCGCTGCATATCCTCCTATCTTAGTAGGCTCGCCATCGGTCTTTCTCACTTCAGTTATTTCAAACGGAAACGACCTGGACTCAAGATATGCTTTTTTATTTTTATCATTCATACGGACTCCTTCCAAAATTTATCCTGGCATTATTTGACAGGCACATCCCCCATGAAGTGGAGGGTGCGCTATATTACTTGAAAAACTTAATGGCTCTTTTCCTTTAACTTTATAAACATCATTTTTAGATTTATACGGTTGCCCCAAGCTCATGGTCTTTCCACTAAGCCCTAGACAAAAATCACATGGCTCGGGCCCAGCAGCAACCCATACGGTTTTACCTATCCCAGCCAAACCATAAGCAAGTATTGAAACAGCACCAGCAATTTTAATTACTTCTTTTAACGATACTGTCTGTGGTCTAGTTTTCTCAAACTCATCAAACTTATTTTCTACCGCTACAATCGGATCGGTTCCTTCGGTAATAGCGCCATCAACGGCATCACTTAATCTATTCTTTGATGTAGCAATATATCTTAAATTAAAAGCCTCAGTGTATTCATCCATATAGCTATCAAGTTCTGCCCCTCCGGAATCAGTGTACTTGACTTCATTTGCCGCTGCATCGAATACTACTTTGCCATAAGTATCAACTACAGGTTTTGTGCGCTTGTTTATCTCATCGTATTTCTCTTTATAAAACTGCTCTAAAAATTCATTAAAGGTTTTAATGCTTGCTTTCCTTTTACCGAACATCGACTTAGTCGCTTTTACAATTCCATTCCTCTCAAACTTTATAATCTTCGATATGGTATCCTCAAATAGTTTTCTATAGTTATTTGCAAGTCTACCTTTTAAAGCGGCACTCCTAATTGTACGTATTTCTTTACTGGCCTGCTCATCTGGTATCTCCTTTGGTACTGGTATCTCTGCTGCTTTCTTAGCATCCATATAATTAAGTGGCATCCAAAAAGATTGACCCTGGCCGTCAGGTAATGGATTCATATTTTCCAGTGCTCTTATTTCATCTGCATTCATCCATCCACCCAGCCTAGCAATATTATAAGCCTCATACCTTGTCTTTAAATCTCCCCTCAAAAGTCCATCGACCAGATGCTCTATAAAATAAACTTTCCTCTCAGGCTTACTGAGTAGCTTAATAGTTTCCGATTGTTCAATCCTTGTAAGCCAGGGCAGGAGCGAATAGGTTACAAACTCAATCCCCATGTGTTCAATATTATTAAACGTAGCTCTATCCAGATCTTTAAGTAAGTGGGGCGGTATATTAAAAAACCTTGCTATCTCAGTTATTTCAAATTTTCTTGATTCAAGGAACTGTGCATCATTTGGTGGTATAATATTCTGCTTGTATTTCATACCATCTTCGAGTATTAACAACCTATGTGCATTTGATATTCCCTGATATTTTTCTTTGAGTGCTGCCCTTAAATTTGCTTCTGCTTTAGGACCCAACGTCCTTTCGGCTTCTACAATTCCCCCAAACTGTGTACCTTGTCCGAAAAACCTTGCGCCAAATTCCTCCAGTGCCAGACCAAGTCCGACCCCTTCTCTTGCGCAACTCAATACAGATTTTCCTTCAAGGCCATCAAAGCTCATTCCCGGTATGTGTAATACTTCTTCGCTGGATAGTATCGTCTCGGTATTGTCAGGCAATCTATATTTGTAATACATCTTGCCGTATCTCCATTCAGGAGTCATGCGCCACGGGAGCATCGGCCATAGTGCTGTTACCTTGCCCTTATTATCTATTACTATATTGGAATATGAATTACCCCAAAACAATAAATGCCACATCATCATTTCCCGGTAGATAAAAGAGGACATCAATTCATTTGGCTGTATGTGAAGTAAATCATAAAGGCTATGGTCTACCGCTTTTTCTTTTCCGTCAGTCACCCTCTTATATACAAATAAAGGTAATGCGGCAATCGTGTTTGAAAGAATCCAGCCAGCATTAAATACTGCTGAATTTCTAATTGCACTTTCCGGGCTTATGTTTACACCCGCATAAGAATCCATACCACCGGAATCTTTTCCCCTTATCCAATCCTGTATCCATTGCTGATTACCAAAACTTCTACGAACTCTATCGAAAAATCTTCCGAATCTATTCATATTAATATAGCCCCCCGGCCCTGTTGGTTTTCTTCATTTACCATCGCTCTGCTAATTGCCATTATCAAACTTATAATTCCATCAATCTTTTCCCGGCTCTTTTCCTTATCTGGTTTCAAGTTTCCATTAGCATCTTGTTTGACCATTACATTATCGAACATCCACCTTAATACCGGGTTGCCCCCGTGATGTATTTTCTTCTGCAATATCAAAGTCTCCAGTTGCTTTGTCGGAGCTGTCATACTAGCAAAACCCTGCCTAACATCAACCATCTCCATACCATTCTCTGCAAGCCTTTGTGTAAGCATGGTTGCATTCCAGGGGTCATAGGCCATCTCATATATATCAAATTCCCTGGCATAATTATCTATAGTGTCCTCGATAAATTTATAATCTATAACATTACCAGAAGTAGCTTTTATAAATCCTTCCCGTACCCAGACATCATACGGAACCCGGTCTTTACGTACCCTTGCCTCAATATTATCAGCAGGAATAAAAAATTCTGATATCACTTTGTAATTGCCATCAACAGGAAATACCAAAACAAGAGCTGCAATATCAGTCGTACTTGATAGGTCGAGACCACCGTAGCATCTCTTTTCTTTAAGTTCTTCGGGTTCGACCTTGCCATCTGATTCATCCCACTTTATTATTTCCATCCATCTGGTTTCCTGTGATGTCCATATATTTAGATATAATCTTTTAAAAGTATTCTGTAGCGCCGGGACTTCTTTCGCCTTATTAAATAAAGCCCGCATTTCTTCTATGTCCCTAAAATCTCCTAAAGCCGGATTAGCTTTCCACCAGACATTTTCATCTGTCCAGTCATCGCCCTCATCCGCTGCATAGACCACTGCATAAAATGTAGGGTCCTTATAGCCGCCGTCTAAAATCCTTAGAGCATATTCATGCTGCTCCCAACAAATAGAGTTCCTATCAAACCCAGCAGTAGTAATAGCTACAACCAAAGGCTGTTCCCTTGTACCGCCGGAAGTCGTAAGTACATCCCACAAATCCCGGTTCGGTTGAATATGTAATTCATCAAAAATCACTCCGCTTGCATTAAACCCATGCTTGGTTGTAGACTCTGCTGAAATTGCCCGGTAAAAACTATTGGTCGAATGAACTATAATCCGCTTGACAGAATCAATTACCTTGCCAATTTTATCAAGTGTCAGGTTACTTCGTACCATCGGGGCCGCTGCATCAAAAACTATCTTGGCCTGATCGTGGTCCCCAGCCGCCGAAAACACTTGCGCCCCTTGTTCATTGTCAGCAAATAAAAGCAATAGTGCTATCGCTGCCGACAATTCACTCTTGCCATTCTTGCGGGGTATCTCAATGTACGCTGTGCGGTACTGCCTTTTACCATCTTCGTTTACCGTACCAAACAAATCCCTGATTATTTTCTCTTGCCAGTAAGCTAGTTTAAAAGGTTTACCAGCATATTGACCGACACTATGCTTAAGGGTCTTAATAAAATTAACGGCTTTGTCTGCTTTTGTTTTATCATACACATTAATAATTCCTACTTGCCACTAAGTATTTTCTCCATAGGGTCTACTTCACCTGGATTATCACCGACAGATATTTTACTTCTGGAACTTGGAGTCAGTCCAAACTCAACCGACAGGGCTCTAACATTTTTTAAACACTCTCTGGCCATAGCCATTTCGGGAATTGCCTTATCACCATTCCTGATATTGGTAGTAGTGTAGCCTTTTTTAGTGATAATCTCCTGAAGTTCTATGTACCTTCCGGCTTCCTGACAATAGGTTGCAAAAGAAAATTCATCAGTTTGTTTAAAAACTCTGAGTTTTTTAAGCACTAAAGCATATTTATTCCATATCTTTATGGCTTCGTTGGTTAGATATGCAGGACATTCGAGGGATGGATCGCCCGGTTTGGGCTCGTTTCGGTTTAATCTATCCTCATTCTCTATGCCCTCAAGCAGTTTAAGTGCCATCGGTTTCGGTTTCGTTCCTGGCTGTGCCATTACTTTCTTCCAATTCTATGGTTACTTTAAATAATTTCCCGGCAAGTGCATGAAGTTTTAATACCTCATAAATATATTGCCTGGGTATATCAATTTTAATTTTAGCTCCATCACCCATGCCGTCAATTAGTATGGCGGACTGTATTGGTGGGAGACTTCCTATGAATACTATCTTATCTGGCTCATCTATCATTTTTAATCTAACTCGTAAAATATAAGAGAACAC